TCTAAACGGTGCTCATAACCAGCCACTTCATTATCCCATTCCAAAGTTCCATGTAAAGGATTCCTTTTCTTTATGACCTCCTTATGTATAATAGGGGCGGTCAAATCACCGCCATAGAGTTGACGAATTCTTTCGAATTCCTCAGCGGCTATTTCAGGTTTCACCTTAGCATGAAACCCTTTTTTCCAATATGCTTTCATTAGAGTATTTCCACTTTCTTTGTTTCATCAACTTTGAAACGACCCATTTCGCCTCCTTTTTCTGGACGCCATTCGCCGATACCTACACCGAAACCCGCACGATTTGTCAAGTTAATAACATCTTGAGCGGTGAGAAGGTCCCCGTCGATTTCCATGAAAATTTCCGCAGACCATTTCTTGTATTCAGGGCGATACCTCAAATCAGTTTTACCCTGACCTACCCTAACAGTATCTTCTCTCATAATGGGTTTGTTGCATTTCATCTTTGTGATTAGGCCAGAATCATCAGATTTCACAAAAATAGCCTTTCTGACTAAGGTCTTCTCAATACCGATATCCCTATGAGCTGCGGTTATCAACGCAGTTTTAAAAGCCATCAGAGGAAATCCGTATTCATTGTTTTCCGTGAGATAACATGCGTTTTGAAACTCTTCTTTTGGGTTTCTGATCTCACGAGAAACTGTCTTTTTGCCTGCGTGCTTGTCACGCATTTGCGCTATTGACTTCTGAGACCAATTGTGATGAATCATTGAAGTGGTCCCAATGATGTGAAAATGAATTACCCGTGCATTAATAGGTTTCATTGTAATAGTTGCCATTGTACTTCTCCTGAGTCGTAATTAGAAAACTACATATGCCCCGACTCTGATGACATATGAAGTTGTTGTATCTTGTCTTGAAATGTCCTGCCGTGCCTTGATCAGTCGGGCCTTGCCATGCCTGTCCAAGCCTGCCTCACCATGCCTGTCCTCGCCCAACGTTCCGCGATAGGCCTGGACGCGCCTCGCCTGCCGTGCCACAACTTGCCATAATCCGCCACAGCTTACCATACCCTGCCTGCCGCGCCCTGCCTTGCCCCGACGAGCCCCGCCTGGCCCCTACCCGCCAGTCCAAGCCTGCCTCACCATGCCATCCTCACTGAGCCTTGCCTTGCCGTGCCTTATCGCGCCATGCCTGCCATGTCATTAAATTGGAGACTCGTATGCCAACAAGTAAAATGCGCCCGCATCCCTACTAAACCTATCCCCCAAGGGAACCATCAGCTTTCAGGATCGGGCGCGCACGTGCTCATTTCACCGGACACATTCCTCCGGCGCATTCATCAATGGCCTCAAATTCAGCCGACACGATATCCGTTATCGGTTCAACTTGTGCCACCAATTCTTCATATTTCTCCTTTGTTACCTCTTCATAAGGAGCTTGTTCAAAGCCGTGCTCACTGTGCAATAAGAATGAAAGACTCTTATGACAAGTGGCATATCTAAATCTCAAGTATTGTTTGATTTCTGGAATCTCCTCCTTTCTATAATATATGGTGCAGCTTACACTGTTATCCGACCACCTGGTTTGCAATTCGCGCACTGTATCAAGTTGTTTCAATGCCGTCATGTCTTTCGCCAACACAGTACCCTCAGGGTATCTGTAAGGAAATGTCACAACGCATGATCCATAATCTTCAGTGCCGTCTAAATTCTTTTTAAATTCAACAGGATAACCTTTCTCTCTACACACCTGTGTTAAAGAATGCTCTGATGCTATGGTTATCCTGCGATACATATACTGGGAATAGCCTGGATGGCATCCCGGAGTTACACCTGGTAGTAATGATAGCGTCCCACTGGGTTTCACTGTCGTAAGTTTTATAGATTCAGGTAGATCATGTAACGCAGAATACTTCTTATCGAACTTCCTGAGATACCTGTACGTATAATCCAACCAATTCTTTTGTTCGTCACTGGCCTGTAAATAACCTGTGACACCTATTCCCATACGCATGTTGTTATGAACCACTTCCTGAGTCTCTTTTAAATGAGAATTGAGTGTCATAGCATGTTTATTGATCCTATATAGCAGCTCAGTTGCATCTATGAGTTCTTCCAAAGATTCAATGTTTGGTAAGAATATTTCAGCTAAACAACAGGTTTCGTAAGGTTCCAAACTCTGCTCGGCGCATGGATTATATCCTTCAACATTTGGATCGTCATACCAAGTTTCTCCCAATCTGCCACAGCTACGTGAAAGTTCAAGGTTGATGAGTCCATATGGCTCACCTCTTCCGTCATACCCATCCCAGAAATATGGGTGTAAGTCAGCGAGATCGTTGCAGACGACACTGTTATTTGACATTGAGCGCCACTTGGGGATGCCACCCATATCCCATCTTTTTGCCAATAAGAATTCGACATCATCACAATCTCCTATAGCTATCTGCGCTGAACGTCTAACGTTACCAGCAACAATTATATATCCAATAATGTTCATTATGTCAAGCGCATGTATTGGCTTAATCTTCTTGCCACCTCTATCTTCCAGTATCAAAGATATCTGATTTATGCCCCACACAAGATCTTCCGGGCCAGAAGCCACGCCACCAAAGCCCTTAATGGGTGATCCCTTTCCTCGAATGATCTGTGTTGAATACGTGAACGTACCTTGCTCTGGTCGGTCTGACAAGAACGCTGCTTTAAGTGTCTTACCCAGCAGCTTGACCCAGCCTTCTCTGGAGTCTGGTACAATAAAATCCGCACTACCATCATCCAAGCGTATCGGTGCTTTGAACCAAGGTCTCACCTTCGGTAACTTGTCTATATGCTCATTTTGTATGTTATATCCAACACCGGAGCCCAGTGCCAACATATCCATACACCAAGTAAAAGGTCTCACAGGTGAATCTACTGTGACGAATGCACAGTTCTGTAGTGAAGCCAGTCCTAATCTATCCACCGTTGCAGTACCGGCTTGCCACCAGAATCTACCTGCAACAGATGTTTTCAACGCTAAGAAATACCCAGCTAATCTATATTCTTCATCTCGCGTAAAGTTACAATTAAATTGCTCATCACAAGCATTTATGACCCTTAGAACGGTATCTTCAAATTCTTCAGTCGGCGCTTCAGGCGCTAACAACTCCTCTTCTTCATTCTCGAATTTACGACTGTATGTACGCTTATATGTTAAATAACCTATTGAACTCCAGGGAGTTTCTATTCTAGGTAATTCTAAGTATTCCATCAATTTGCTCCTAACCGATTTGTGTGAAGGTTTTGTCACAGAACTCTTTCTCTGCTTGCAAGACTCTGCCTGTTTTGAAGTTGTAGAACGCGCTCTTTGTATCTCCTGTAAGACCACTGAAACGACATTTGAGACTACGAATCTTTATCGTATTTCTTTCCTCTTCGCTCGGTGCTGACATCGATCTAGCAAAGGCCACAATATCGAAAGCTATTTGCTTCAATGAGCCTGAACCTCTGATGTCATCCAATGTAGGTAATCTACCTTCTTCGAATGATGTCGCTCCTACTTGGACTTTTCTGAGATGCGAAACAAGACCAATCCATACGTCATGCCTCTTAACCAGTCTCAGCAAATCATTCATTACTCTGTCTTGAGCTTCCAATCCTTGTAAGTTGTCTACACCTTCTGAAACTAGGATTGTTATATGATCGATGAATAAATATTTACAACCAGACAGTGCCATGTATTCTAGTTGATCCACTATAGAAGTGTCACTCATAGAACCTTGGTGGTCTAATAGAATGATCTTGTCTTCACCGAATACTTTGTCAAACCCCGATTTTAGCTCTTCCAATGGGATTTCTTCATATGCTGGATTACGTTCCAATGACATTCCTGCTAGCTTTCTAGCAGTCTCTGCAGGAGATTCTTCAAGTTCCACTATACCAATCTTATCACCACTCGTCTCAAGTATATGCAACATTACTTCTCTGAGCAACGTACTCTTACCTGAACCTGTTCCAGACACGAATAGCGTGATTTCACCTGTTCTCATTCCTTTGAACTTAGTATTTAGACCTTCTAGACAATTGGGATAAGGAAATGATACTTTGTTGTTGTACTCTACCAGAGAATCCCACAATGCCTCTTTTGTTACTATACCATCAGGTATATGGGGTTGAGCATCCCACGTGTTTCTCATAACTTCCTGCCAACCTTTACGCAGGAATGTCTCATTGACATCCTCAGACGTCATCCTGGCTATCAATACTTTGTCAATTCCAATTATCTTTGTTGCTTCTTTTGTGGCCTTCTTTCCAGCCTCATCATTATCAAAACAAAGTACAACTGAATCAAAGGTTCTGATCCAATCACGTTCCTTGAGAAGCTCTTTGGTGGCCCCTGATGATGACAAGCCAATGATCGGATATGCCTTTTTGTATTTATTATAACTAGCCTGGGCCATAGACAGTGTATCGATCTCTCCTTCACAGATGGTCAATCTCTTACCTCCACCGTTAAACAGATCTTTACCGAAAAG